TCTTTGCCTACCGCCAAAACTGCCACAACACCCAGACCGACCGCAACCCCAGCAAAGTGGAACGCCATGTAAGCGATCAGCCCGATGATGAAATGCCCTTGCTTATCAGCAGGCACATTCCGTAGCGGGTTGACCGCAAAGGCTAGAATGTCAGCCAACTTCATTTACTGGCTCGGCGCGGCTGGCTTGATAAGCGGCAATCACTTCTGGCGTATGCACCGCAGCGCAGATTGCTTGCACTCGCGCATCTTCGCCGCTGTAATCATCGCCTGGCGCAACGACATGGCGGTGCAATGTGCGGCTTAATTCTTTGCCGTCTTCCATAATTTTTGTGGCGGTTCGCACTTGAACACAACCATTTTCAATTACTTCAATTTGGTCAACTGTTACAATTTTTTCTAACATAATATCTCTTTAAGTTTGAGTGCCAACAACTGTACCGTCAGTATCGCTTGTCGGCGCTGACCCCGATTTAATACGCAATTTACCGCTAGTGTCTACCCATAGCCAACTTTGTTGTGCCCCGCTGTTTTGCGCAAATATTAAAGAATTATTTTCCCAATTAAAAGTAGCCCCTGCGTTAAATTGATGTCCGTTTGCTGTCCCCTGTATAAATTGAGTTTGACCAGTCCACCCAACACGAAGGCCATCAGTTCTAAACATAGACGTTTGCTTGTAAAGACTGTTGCTATACGTGGTCAAGAAACAAGCAGCATTAGCGTTTTGGTATGAGCAAGTTGGCGATACTACAATCAAATCTAACGGATATGTAGTTGTATTAAAATCAACGTCAATATCTGGCCCAGTTGAACGCGCCGAAATAATTCTTGTTTGGTTAAAAGTTATGCTCCAATTTCCAAGAGAAGCATTCCTTCGACCAAAAACCAAACGTGCGTCTGCTAAACCACCGCAAGAAACGCCGCTTCCGCTAACCGCCAATCTCCCCGCAATGTCAAACCGAAAGAAATTAAATGTTGACCCCGCATCAGTCCCTACATTGTTTTCGTACAAATAACAGTCGTTAAACTGCAATCTAAAGTCCGTTCCTCCAGTTACGCTAATTGCAGGAAACTTAAATGAGTTTTCAAATTCACATGCGATAAATGTTGCTCCACATTCAGCAGCCGATCCATTTCCAACAATATGCTGGCTTATGGAAAGGTTTGATGCACAAGCAAAAAACGTAATTGAATCGTTGGTGTTATTGTTTAAGTAATAGCTAATATCGTTTTGTTTTAACGTCAAATTACCAAAATAAGACAAAAAACAACCGTATAAATCTAAGCCTTTAGAGAAACCTTCAATGCGGCAAAATTCAACATTAGCTTGCACGCTTGATCCGCCAGCAATATCGCCAAAAACACGAATACCAACACCAGTTCGTGAACCTCTAGCGCCAATTGTGTTTCGCTTAATATACAGATTTCCAACGTAAGGCTGATTGTTGGTGGCAATATTGATTGCGTTACCTGTGTGGTCTGAAAGAATAATCGAGGCGTATTGTTGAGCGCCCACTAACCGAATAACGTCATCTGTAATGTTAATTGCCGTTGTTGTCCGGTAAGTACCAGGGGGCAAATAGACAGTGCCACCACCGTCGGCTATAGCCGCAGTAATAGCTGCATTTATAGCTGCTGCGTCATCTGTTGTTCCATCGCCAAGAGCGCCGTAATCAAGTACGTTGAATGGCGCGCCATTTATCATCGAATAGGTTGCTTTTGTTAATGACATAATTAAACCTTGTAAGAACAAGAAAAAATAAACCCGCCGGATGCTGTTAATTGAGAAAACAATAATTCGCTAGTTCCAGTTGTTTGACTCCAAACGCGGATAGTAGAAACAATCCCTGCTGGGTTTAAGTATCCCGTTAAACTTTGGCCTGCAGTAATGCTTAACCCTTGGCCTTGCCCAAAACTAACCACTGCAAAATTATTTGTGGTAGAACTAGAAGTAAAAGGAAACCCGTTTAGCCTGACATTTTGTGCTGTAGAAAGAGTACCTAAAGATGACATAACAATTCGGCCTTGAACAAAAACAGTGTTTCCAATTTTTGTGTAAGTTCCAACTTGCACAGAATATGTCTGCCCTTCAGAAGCCGATCCCGAGTCATCGCTTACAAACGGCGTCCAAGTGCCTTCTTCGTAATCATTAAAAAGCTCACTCGTTCCGGTGCCAGCCGTAGCAGAAAAGTCGATGCCTTTGCCGGATGTGCCGATGATTACGTTGCCTGTTAAGGATAAGTTACCAGCTCCAGGGTCAGTTGTTGCCCCAAGATTAACACCGCCAGCAAAATAGTTTGCCGCTGTGCCACTCGCGTAAATGTTCCACTTGTTTGCGCCGCTGGAAACTAACGCTCTGATGCCATAGTTGTTGGTTCCTTGCGTTTGGTCATCAACATAAATGCCATATTGATTGGTAATTGTGCTGCCCAAACCTTTTGAAGCATTTACACATCGCAAACCAAAAACGTCAGCAACCGTAAAGGAAGCTGCTTCAGTAAATACTCTGGCGTAATAGCCATAACCGCCTGTAGTAGCGGCTGACGTAATTGTCGGCGTAGAAAAAACGCCGATTTGACCCAAACCAGTTAAAGTGCTTGACGTAATAGAAATGCCATAAGAAGCATTTGCTGCCCCACCAACACCTAAAGTTGTGCCATTAAAACTAAGATTTGCAGATTGACCAACCGCGCTAGTAGACGAAGCGTAAAAAACTTGATTGGCCGTAAAAGATGTTAAACCTGTGCCACCGGCAGAGGTTGGCACAACCTTCCAACCAATTACTTGAACAACATTCGCGTTATCCTTGTAGAACAATTTACCATCGGTAATATTGATGGCGAGCTCCGACCCCAACGTGCTGTTAGTTAGACTTCCAGCAGTAGGTACAGCCGCTGCTGTACTTGTGCTATAGATCTGAATTGGGGTGTAGCCTGTTTGTGGCATTTTTGGTATTTAAAATTAAATGGTGGTAAATGTACTCATGGCATGAATAATTACGTTTAACGTGGCCGCACTTACTGTAATTGGCGACCCAGTTGTGTTGGTAGCTAACACACTAAAATAGGCCGTGTTTCCCGTTGTTGCAGGGGTAACTGTCAATATAAGACCCGGATAATATTTATTGCTAATTGTTGCGGTGCCAACCTTAAACCCGACCATAATTCCAGAAACCAATTCATCACTTACTAATGCCGCAGTTGTATTCGCGTTGATGGTGGTTGAAGTAATTGTTTTTTGAAAACCAAAAATTGCTGAACATGTATTCCCGCTGCCAACCTGCAAAGTTGTCGTTAATACTCCGTAGGAAACGCCATTAATTACAGAATTAACAAAATATTTTGTATTGCCTGAAGGTAACGTATTGCCGGTTGCTGGCAAAGTAGTTCCAATAACGCGCAAAAAATGCAACGCATTTCCAGCATTAACAACGTCAGTAGTACTTCCAATCCTGCAATTTTCAATGGTGATAATTTGTTGCGTGTTATTAGCAAAAATGCCTTCTGTACCGTTTAAATAGCAATTTGAAAGTCGGTATGTTGACGATGCCGAACTGATTGCTGGAACAGTTGGGCCACCTTCAAAGTAGCAGTTAATAAACGCGCAGGGGTTTGCTTGGTTTATATAAACTTTAGCCGTTGCAGGTGTTGGGTCAAAAATTACGTTGGTAAAATTTACTTCTGAAATTCTAATAGCTGGGTCTAAGTAACAATCGTAACTAGTATTACCTAGAAAATAGCAGTCTTGCACATACAAACAATTAATATAGCCGTTGTCACCCCCGTTTGTTGGTGGCGTGGCATTTATACCAATCGTGCAAGTTCTAAATTGTGTTTGGTTGATTGTTAAATCAAACCAGCTATTAATATCAACGCCTTTGTTGAAATTGGAAAAAAAACATTTATTTAATTTTCCGTGACCACCAAAAGTGTACGTGCCGTTAGAAAATAAAACGCCCGTGCCGACCGCTGTGGTAGCACCAAAAATCATCACATCCCTAATTTCGGTGTTACTGTCTAACGTAAAAAATACGCGATTTGCTAAATCATTTCGGCATCTAATTTTTGATTTTTGATAGCCATCGCCATAAGTTAAAACTCCAACAGGAACCGCAATAGCCGCATCAAGATTGTATGTGCCAGTTGGGAAATAAACTGCGCCAGCACCACTAGCGTATGCGGCTTGAATTGCTGCGGTGTCATCGGCCACGCTATCGCCAACAGCGCCAAAATCCTTAACGCTAACTGTCTGAGCTAACTTATCTTCAACATTAGTTGTTACAGAGCCAACAAAAGGGGCGGTATAAGATATTTGTGACGCATCGCCAGCCCCGCTGCTATTTAACTGTGAAGTTGTAAACTTGACCGACGCACCAACGTGCAAGCCAGATACAAACGTCACCGTGTCGGTATCAGTTTCCACATACGCATACTGAGCGCCGGGGCCGTACTGGTTTACGCCATCGACAAACACCGACAAGCTATTAGTGCTAGGCTGGTATTGCATCGTGGTCAGGTTAAATACCGTCTGGCCTGCGGTGGCGGTCTGGATTTCTTGCTCATTACTAAACGCAACAAAATTGCTGTTAATGCCTGTAATGTTGTCGTAAGTGCCAATCAAAACATTGTTAGCATCTTCGACCACAAACTTGTAAACAATCCCATCGGTTAGCCAGATTTCGCCGCTTGGCACACGCCCTGCGCTATCCAGCACAATCGGGTTAGTGTGCAAAGTGCTACCTGCAGCGCTGGTGTAAGTTGCCGCTGGCGTAGTCGTACCGGCAGTATAGGTGTAGATCTTTCCACCTGACAGCGGGTTGCCATTGTTGTCAAATACTTGTCCTGCGACACCAAAAACAGGGGAAAGAAAGACTGCCATGTCGTAATCCTTAGTTAAAAAGTACCGCCGCCAATACCGCCTGTCACCGTCATTACGCCAGTACCTGGGTTAAATTTGAGTTTAGTGCTAGTCACCTTTGCAGGCAAGCTTCCTGAGCTTGCCGTAACCCAAACCGGCAAATAGTCGGCGTTAGTGGTGGTATCGTCAGTAATATTGATGTTTGTTGCTGTACCGATAACAATCGAAGATGCCGCAACATTTTTCCAGTACTGCAACGCTGAGTCGTATTGGATCAAATCACCGTTGTTAATCGTACCAAACTGCACGTTTGAGTCGGTGCCGCCCAGCACCGACCCTTGCACAATCCGAATGTGCATGGAACCTGAACCGCCCGACCCAGCGTTAATAACCTCACCCATGTAGGTCTTTTGGTTAGGCGCTAACGGCTTGTTTTTTGTCATGCTGCCAACATACGCTGGGTTGTAGTACAGCGGGTCGCCGTCAGCCCATGTCTCGCCAACGCTCGAGCCGGTTGTATCAAACCCTTTTATGTCGCCGCTAACTTGAATCAACCCAAAATCGTTAAGTGCAATTGATTCAGCAGCGATACCGACAATCTGATTGGGGTCAGTCAAACCAATTGGCGCAGGCGCTACCGTAGTGACGCCGGAGGATCCTACTGCGCCGGTGTGATAGCACACTTGACCCTTAGTAATAGTGGCCGACGCCTTGGCGTAAACGTATTCCGCTTCACCTACTTTAAGCAGCACGTTAGATGTCATTTGAACACCTAACGTCGTGCCGCCATCCCAAGCCAGCGTGCCTACTGTTGTAGGCACCGATTGCGGCGTGGTATTAAACGTCGTCCACGGCAGATTGTCTTGTTGAAGCGCGGCAAACGTGCCCAACGCTGGGATCGGCGTAGCGGCCAACCCTTCAACTTGCTTTTGCAGTTCAGCAATCTGCTCATTAGCCGACTCTTCCGTCGGCTGAATTTTGGTTGCCTCAACATCAATAACGATGTCAACCAAATCTTCTTGCTGCGGCGCAGGCGGCCCGAGCTGCAGATCCGTTAGCGACGCCGTGTTATTACCGGCGCCCGTCAGATTAAACAGATTAAGAAAAAACCGATACCACTCCCGCGCGATTAGCCCCGTCCGCTCATCAATCAGCGGAACACGCGGTGGCGTGATATTGGTTAGGTTGGGTGGGCTAGGCATTCGTGCCGCTCAGCTGCAGCTCAGCGCCCATGATGGCAATCTTGACCGGATCGGTGCCGGAGATCTCGTACACGCGGTCACGCAGCTTCAACGTCATGCCCAGTCGACGCCAGAACACGCGGCGGTAGTACTCGCCTATTCGCCCCATGCCTGACCAGTGCTCGTTTGACCAGGTATGCCCGCCATCATCCGACCAACGCAACATGACTTGCGGGTCGCTGCCTTGGCCTAAGTTCAAGCCAATACCCGACTCGCAATCTAGCTGCAGCGTATGGTGGGCGGTACGTTTTAGGTTATTCTGGCCAGTAGGTAGCGCGCGCCATGACCGCAACCATTTTTGAATGCTGCCATTATCGGCGTACACGTCCAGATCAAACGCATAAATGTTGCCGTTTTCAAAATCACCGACAATTACTTCGTTGTTAAACGCCATCTGGCAGTTGCTGCGGTGGCGGGTGAACGATCCGTTAGACCATCCAGCTCGCTCATGCCAGGCTTGCGTTGAGGCGTCGTAGACCCACGTCGTGTTGGCTTGAGGAAAGATCAGCACGTAAAAGCTGTGGCCATCTTGCTGGTAGGTGTAGCCAATCGCGTCAGACAGGTTGCCGTACTGTTGAATGTGCCATTCGACGGCGTGGGTTGAAATGCGCTGGCCGGTGTAGCCGTTAGCACGGTACACAATACCTCGACCTCGAGCATCCGCACCAAGCCAAAAAATGCTGTTGTCCATCTTGGCCACCGAGTAGGCAGCTGCACACCCGATTTCGTTAAACGCGCCTTGGATGCGCTGGAGGGGAAAGGCTGCGGTGCCCGCGTCGTACCAGACTTCCGTGCTGTTAGCGCCAAACACCCAAATTTCGCGGTGGTCGACAATCAGGCTGATCAAATCATCTGGCGCGCCTTCGGCGCTGGCAAAATCTAGCGGGTCTACCGAAGTACCGTCCAGCAATGCGGTAATCCACAACTTTTGGCTATTGGGCTCGTTAAATACGAAATAGCCGTCAATGTAGCCAACCGTTACCGCACCAGGAAAATCAGGGTCGGTAATCGGTGCAAATACGTTGGTGTTTGCGTTGTAGATATAACCGTTAGGGTTGGCCGCGATGAATAGCTGCGTGCCATTATCGGACATGGATACGGGCCCAGTGCCTGCAATGGCGCCAAGTAAGGTTGCAGCGTAAGACGTATCAAGCTTATACAGGCTATTGCCCGACACCACGTAGCCGTAGTTGCCGAACGACCATAGCCCACGAATTGGCCCAAACCCTACGGTTGCCAACAGACGCAAGCCTGGCGCGCGCTGCAAAAAGGCAGGTTCCTTGCCGCCTTCAGGCACAATTTCAGGAAACAGATTGACCATACGTGCGTCCGCAGCGTTGACACTGCGGGCAACATAGGTTGATCCAAGAATAGGCGTTTTCACGGCTTAGTAGTTACCCGCGTAGATGTTAAACCGCTGACGAGTTGCCACTAACGAATACGGCATGGACATGATGTCGTCAGGATTGTTGATCCGCTTCAGGTTGCGCTTGGATGTCATCGCAATGCGTATAACTTGCGGTGATGGCTCGACACCAAACTCAGGCGCAATCTCCATCGCCAAGTTGTAGACAAACGCGCGCAGATAGCCTGGCGGAAAAGTCAAATTAGTCGCCAAGTTAGCGGGGTTAGACAGCTCTTGCACCGATATAAAATGCCACTCCAAAACCCGAGTTGGTTTTGGGTAAATGGTCATGGTGATGTCAGGAAACGTATTGTTCACAAACATCACTTGCGGGTACGTGCTGGTTACGGTTTTGACCGCAATACCGTCGTACTGTTGCTGGTTGATCAGCTTGATGCCGTACGAGACGTTGGTTTGCGGATCGCGGAAGTACGTTGCGTCGTCAATCAAAACGGGACGATTACCGACAAAGTTGCCGGTTGGCCCTAGCGTACGTGTGATTTCGTTGGGAGGCCACAAAAACACTTGGTCTTGCGTAGAGAATACCGCCAGACGTTCCGTGTTCCACGAATCAATCATCTGATTCAACGCTGTCAAGCTATCTTGGGATACGGATGCTGACGGCGTCTCGCCTTCTGCCAGCACACCCAACAACCGCAACGCTCGGTTAATTTGATCGCCAGCAGTAGTGGCCATAGTTACCCCTTTATGCTGCCGCCGCTGCTGATGAACGCCCGCGACGGCGTTTGACTTCTAGTTCGTTAGACGGCGCTGCTTCAACAACCGTTTCTTGAGACACTGCCTCTTCAACTTCCTCTACCACGTTAGGATCATACCGCTCCCAACCATTTTGTTCATCATATTCGGCTTCCATTGCCATAACTGCGACTTTGGTGCCGTGAACAGGGTGTCGTAAGTAAATAGTCATAGGTTAAGTAGGGGCCGAAGCCCCTGTAAGTTACGCAACAGTAAAGTTCAGACGGTATACAGGGAACGTCACCGTATTGGCAAGAGTTCCTGTAGCCGCTGCACGGATACGAATGCGGTCACCTGCTGCTACAACCAAATTGGCGGCGGCGCCGTTCAAAGTTAGGTTTCGAGCAGCGTTAGCGGTTAAAGCAGTACCGCCTGTGGATTTGGTGGTATTAGCGTCGGTGGCAGCCAACATCGCTGCCGTGCCTGCACCAGTAGTTCCCAAATTGGTGATTGAAAAAGTGATGTAGTCGGTGTTACTAGCCGTTAGTGCATCTACACCGGAAAATACTGCCGAAGCCAAAGTACCTGCTGCGGGAGCAATAACAAAAACATCACTGTTTCCGGTAGTTGCAATGGTGGCACCTTGTTGCGAAGCAGTCAGGCCGCTAGGAATGTTAGATTGAACTTTGGTAGTTGAATCAATCGTCGCGCCCGTAATGGTAGTGCCAGAAGTCAGTTCGGGGTCGCTAAAAGCGACACCTACTGGTTTGGTGTTAGGCATGATCTATCCTTTGCAAGACGGGGGCCGAAGCCCCCTATTTAACTTTAGGCAGTGCGATACAGAGTCCAAGTTGTGTCGCTGGTTTTACGAGCAACAAACGAAGCCGAAGTTTCATTGTTGATAGTCAGCGAACCAACGATTGTCCAACCAGTACCTGTACCAGCAGCCATCGTGATGTCGCCGGTAGTGGTGCCGATGTTAATGATTGTCCAGTTAAAAGTGCTGCCAACCTTTGCACTTGACACCAGATCATTAACGCCAGTAGTAGCACCCGATGTCACTACGATAGGCATCGTGTAGGTGGTGCCGGTTGTGCCTGGGTTAGCAATCAAAATACCGCCAGTAACTTCGGCAGCGGTCAGAGTAACAGCAGAAGTGCCCGTCTCCGTCAGCGGAGCAGGCAGATAGCCCATAACTGGTTCGTTAAGGTTGCCATCACCGAGCTGGTAGCCACCAGCGCCATTAGGAAGAGCCATGATAAGTTCCTTTCAAATAGAGTCGTTAATGGGGGCCAAAGCCCCCACCAATGCTTAGCCCCAGATACGGCAAGCCATTTGCGGACGGATTGTGCTGTAGCCGTACAGAACGTCGATACGGCAAGGCAGACGGTCGTTGTTGATGTCGTACTGACGAACAATACGCATCGAAATACCGTTGTGGACTTGGCGGGAAGCCATGTCTACGCCTTGTGGCATCAGCAGATCGGCGGTTGCAAACGTGATCGCATCCTTGTGATAGACCAGGTTCTGAGCGTACTGACCGGTAGCGTTACCCAGCATGGTGACAGTAGCGCCGGCTGCAGGCAGCGCGGACACGGTAGCCAGAGCTTGCGAAGCCGAGAACAGCGCAGGCGAGATCGACAGAGTTGCGGTTGACGAACCGGTAGCCGCCGCAGTTACGGTGAACTGTTGCAGCGAACCAGTCGACTCACGGGTCTGTGGGTTAACAGCAAACACGTTAGCGATGGTAAACACGTCGCCGACGTTCCAAGTTTTAGCCGAGCCGGTGAAGCTAATTGGCAGGGTCGACTGGCCTTCGGTGGTGACGGTCGAGGTCACGGTGATGCCGGTGCCCCAGTCGCCGTTGGTGTGCTGCTTGATCGACTGCGACATGTTGACTTCGTCGAAGCCCAACACGCCCATGCCCATCATACCGTTCTTGAACTGGCGGCTGATGGTGTCGGTTGGGTTGAACAAACCTTTCATGCCTTCGACCAGACCAGCGTTAGCAGCTGGGTTAACGGTTGCGTAGCGTGGCGCCATCACAGCAGCGTTTTCGTTCAGCTTCTGCTGAGCTTGCAGCAGAACGAGCGAAGTCGATGGGGTGGTGCCAGGGGTGCCGACCGAGTTGAACACGTTTTTGTACGCGTTAGCAACGTCTGCATCGATGCTGGAGGCCAGCTGCGAAATACGAGGTTTCAATACACGCTCTGCGAAATCATCCAGCTGCATGGTGAGTTCAGCGGAGGTGAAGTTCACGCCGATGTGCTTCTGCGAAGCAACTGTCAGGGTGGTGAACTGTTCGTTGTCGTCCTGCACTTGCAGCGCAGCGCCGTCAGTAACCAGAGCGCGGTCTGGTAAACGGATACGCAGTGTAGAACCAATTTTTGCGCCTTCAACGGCGAAAGAATCGTCGTACTGACGATTGACGTTACGCGTGATCACCAGGTTGTTCTCGAGGATTTCGAGCGCCTTGCGGGTGATCATGTCGATAGTAAGAATCGAGTTTGCCATGATAGTCCTTAAAAAAATTAGCGGTTACGTTGAGCTTCCCACTTTTTCATCTGGCGCTGGCGCTCTGCCTCAATCCACTCCGACGTGCTCATATTCTTGATTGAGCGTGGGTCGGTGGTGTCATAAGACGGCGTACCAGAGCCTCTGCCCGATATGGGCGCGATGGGCGGTGGGGCGCTTGTCGTTTTCTTCAAAACCGGCTCAGAAGCAATTTTTGCTTCAATCTTGCCGATCTCTTTGGCCTGTAATATGGGCGAATTCAGTGCGGCAATACGCGCGGCTTCTTTCGGATTTGAGCCCAAGTAATATGCAATATCAGGGCCAATATCCGACGCTTGAATTGTCTCAGCCATCGCGTTAGAGATTGGCAGCTTCGGGTTATAGGCGACTTGTTCAAAGTCGTCATACTTACCTCGGGCTTCTTCTTCCCTGTCGTGATACGCCTCAAGCAAATCCATGCGTTGCCGTTCGAGTTCACGCTTGGCCAGTAGTTCTTCCGCTTTGCGTGCTGCTAGTGCTTCGGCATACGCATCAACGGAATCAAACTGCTCTGGCGGCGGTAACTCTGCAGGTGCCACAGGCGCTGTTTGCGCTTTGCGACTCTGCTCGCGTTCCCACTTCCTTTGCTCTCTTGCAAGCCTTTTGCCTACGATGGCATCCAATTCTTCTTGTGTGAAGGTCTTGGTCTGCTGCTCGGTCGGCTGTTCATTCTCCGGCGCTAGTGTTTCTTCAGCTACAGGCTCTGCCGTCGGTGCCTGTTCTGGCGCGGGTGAATCCGCTAACTGATTTTGAAGCTCTTCTGACATAACTGATTCCTGAAGAATCCCCGGTCAAATGGGCCGGTACAGTTGCTAAATTATGCACCTAAGAACTACGGTGTCAAGGTGAAAACTGAAAAGGCGCGTGCTTATTCGTAAGCGACGGTATATTCGATGGTATTTGCAATGTCGATATACAACCCATTGCTAAACCACAAACCAGCAGGAAAACTGACATGCTGCGTGCCTGCTGTCGGCGTCACCGTAGCGACAATCTTGGGATCGCTGGTGCTGGCCGTAGCGCTGTCATAGATTGCAAACGTGCCGCTAGAGGTGCTGGAGATATACACGCCGTAGAGCTTGCCGCCGCCAATCTTGATTTGCTTGTCAGCATTGCCTTGGTAGTAAATTGCCATGATGTGTCCTTATGCCAAAAACTTCAGTTTGTAGATCGTCGACAAGTACAGCCCGACAATCTCATCAATAATGTTTTGCAGCGGCGTATCTGTCTTATCGACGACCTTGTACCGCATCTCTTCGATTTCTTCAAGCTGGTCTTGCAAAAACTCCAAGATGTTGCCTGGCTTCTTGGTCGACTGCAGCGAGATGGCGCCAATTAGCCCGTGACGGCCTTGGTAGGCTTCCGCAAACTTGTCCGCCAGATCGACGATTTCGTCGTAAAACGTGTTCAAGGCTACATGTTTGGCATAGCTGCGGGTGTTCAGATGCACCGAATGAGCCACATCGCGGCCCAAAAACAGAATGCCTACGAAGTTTGCGCAATTCATAGTGGTTGTCCTTCAGGCGGTATTTCGCCCATTTCTGGCGGTATTTGTTGCATGTCAGGTGGCATCATGCCCATTTCTTCGCCCATTTGGGGCATTTCGCCCGGCAGCTCGAGGCCACCTTCGCTCATCGCCAAGTCGCCGGTGCTCATGATGTCGCGCAGGGTCTGCATGACGACATCCTGCACTTGATCGGGCGACATAGCGCCGCCGACAGCGGTGAGTCGCTGCGTCTCGGCTTGATAGGCCTTGATCTCGGCCTCGAAATTCTTGCGTTCCATGTCTTGCACTTCGACCGACTGATTGACGCTGCGTAGCATCTGATGCAGCTGATCCAGCTCTTGCGCCATCGCCTGCATTTGCTGCTTGGCCATCTGCATCTCGGGCGACTCGTCGCCGCCTTCCAGAATCTTCGGATCGATGATCTTGGCAAAGCGCGCTGCCATTTCCTGCGCGCCAGGCCAGTCCATGTTCTTGATAAACAAATCGCCTGCAACCTGCCAAAGCTGCGGGTTGGACTGCAGGATCATGCCCATCGCATCCAATGCTTCCTGACGCTTGGTAAGATACGACGGGCCGGTGGTCACCACGACGTCGTACTTACCGACGCCGGGGTTGTAGATCTTGTCGATGACGATGTCGTTCTGGTCGCGAATCTCGCGCACCGCTTCTTGCTGCATCGGGTCAAGCTTGACCATGTCGGTGTCGCCGTCGACACCAATAATGCGGGCGATGCGCTGGGTGTCGTAAATCTTCGGAATCAGGTCAACAATTTGACGGGTAACGTGCCTAATAGCCCGCGCCAGATTGTCCACGTAATGATAAGTGCCAGTATCAGACTGACGCTCTCGCGCCAAAATCGCTTTGCCGGATCGCTCGTTAGACGTTGCGCCCAGGCTCGTATCGTACTGGCCAGTCGTTGACTTGATATCATCAGACGCCCCCATCTTGGCTTGGATCAGCCCGGTCTGCGGCAGCGGCGGGGCGGCGCGCTGCGGTAGCGGCAGCACGGCACCCGAACCATCCGTCACGTCGGGGTTGACCTCTAGATACGGCCAGTTCTGCGTGTTGGCCGTCTTCCACTGCATCTCATAGCCTTCGAACTGGCCGCCGTACCCAATGAAGGGCGCCTTGGGCGCCAAGGCCAGCATCTCGGCTTCTTGGCTTGTCCAGTAGTTGTACATGCGCTGGGCGTCCTTGGCGTTCCTCACCAAGCCCGACACGTACAGCTTGCCGTCGACTTCGAATTCGTTACCGATGACACGGATCACCGGAATCCAGCGGCCTGCCCAGTCGTTCGACTCCAGCATTTCATAGCCATTGGTCTTGCACCACTTGACTCGCTTGGCGTTGACCTCGCGGCTGCGGATCGGCTTGATGCCCATCTGCTTCATCTGCTTGGCTTCAGGCGAGCCTTCAAACGCCGTGATGTTGCCAGGGTACAAGTGCAGCACCGCGCGGTCGTACTCGATGTAGTAGTACTCCGCGATTCTGACCGTATCCTGGTTGATCCAGACCGAAATTGATTGGTCGCCTACGCCTTGTGTTTGCAAGGTCGAGAGCGGGCTGGCGTCGGGGAACATGCGCTCGTAATCCGCGCGTTGCAGGTCTTCGGTGATGAAGCACCACTTGGCATCCGCGCCGCACGGATCTTGAATCGTTGGATCCATGTAGACCGAGAAGCTGTTGCGAATGCGCGCGATCTTGATGTCTTGATCGAACGTGTCGTCGTCGCAGTATTCGGTCAGGATGCGGATGTAACCTTCGCCGTAGGCAACCTGGTTCTCGCAGGCGGTGTCGTAGGCGACGTCGGCGTCCGAGATGTACTCGATGTGCCTGACCATGCCGTTGTAGATTTCGGCAACTTCAGGGTCGGCGCGGTCGTCAGCGGGTATAACTTTGCCGCTCGGACGGTTTTGTCTTTGGTCATTGGTGACCTGCCGTACGTGCTGGGGCAGCTTGTTGATCGTCAGCGTCGGGCGGGCGTTGATGGTCTGCCCTTGCACGGCGCCACGCGTTGCCAGCACGTCCGCTGGCCACTGCCAGTGGTTATCGGGCGAGCCTGCATAGAAGCGCAGGTCGTCTAGTTCGTCTTCCCGGCTTTCAGACAGCGCAGAAATCGCCATTTGCAGGCGTTTTCGCATCGTTGCGAGCACATCCTGCGTATCTTTCTTGATGTCGTCTGACGGAGGATTTCCGCCAATATCAGCGACTTTTGCCGCCTTATTTATGCCGGTGTAGTCCATTTATTTCATCTTTTTGGCGGGTTTTGCCGCTGCCCGCTTGGTTGCGTACGCGATGGCGACCGCCTGTTTCACCGGCTTGCCGCTTTTGACTTCGGTACGAATGTTCTGCTTGAAGGCTTTTTCGGATTTCGACTTAATCAGCGGCATGTCACTTCCCCTTTTTCGCCGTTTTGGCCGACTGCTTGAACGCCTTGGCGGTCGGCGCGCCTGGTGCGCCCGGTTTACGCATCTTTTCGCCGCTTCCGGCCTTGATGCGCTCGCGTTTAGCGTGAATGTTCGCGTACAGTCCTGGGTCGCCTGGCTTTTTCATCAGCATTTCCACCTTTTCAATGACGCTTTGGCGCGCTCGCCATCCTTCGCCTTCGCCGCTACGGCACCCATGCGGGCACAGAACGACTTTTTCCTGCCCTCATCCGCTTTCGTCTTCGGATTCGGCGCCGGTGCCTTCAAATTCGAGCCCGTCTCGCGGTTGTACTTCTCACGTCCCTTGGCGGTCAAGCCTGCACCCTTAGATACCGGCAGCTTCTCGCCCCGGCCAACACTTAGTGACACGCCTTTCTTAGCCATCACGCCCCCATCCAGCCGGTTGCGGCTGCCACGCGGGGCGTGTAGCCGTCACTGCGACGCGCCGCACGCTCGTAACCCGACTCGCGGCTGGCCACCGGGAACGCGAACGTCACCGCGAGGGCGTCTGCTGCATCCGGCGAGGCGAGGCCGCGTGACTTCATCTCTTTCTTGCCTTCCAAATAGATCGTACCCGACGAGTCGGGCTTCTTCATCGGGCCGGTCAAGTCCGCTTTTAACTGCCGATCATTCGGGATGCTGGCCGTCTTCAGCCACTCCTTCATCGCGCCCCACATCTCGGCGCGCTTGTTACCCCACATGACCGGCTTGCTGGACTTCCAGCCGAAGTTCACTCCCCGCACCTTGTATCGCTGTTCTTTTAACCTGTCAAGTATGCCGTAGCCCAGACCGCCTTCGTCGATGATTGTCAGTGCTGGCCGGTACTCTTCAATTGCGTCGATCACCCGTCCGACGGTCGTCATGGTGTCCTCGCCGTGGTAGCGTTTGATCGCGACTAAATCCCGTCCTTGCCGGACGACGATGACGGTGGCGTCCGCGCCGCCGCGAGCTGGGTCAACGCCGATAACAATTGGCGCCGTTTCGTCCTTGTAGCGTGGCCGACTGGCGGCGTCGTCGACAGCACTCGCACCAATAAACTGATCTTCGCCAGCCGATGGAAATTCACCGTAGACTTCAACCCGAGCCTGCGGCGAATCTTCGCCATACTCCGCAATGATCTGCTCATAGATTGCCTTGTCCGTATCTTCGACTGTGCGTGAGTCGATGTTCTCCGTCTGCCAGAAGTTGCGCTTGGCATGGAAGCATTCGTAGAAGTAGCCTTGGTTGCGTCGGGGGTTACTGAACGCGAACCAATACCGGTCTAGGATCGGTTCCGTGAAGAAGCCCGCACCGACCGACCAAATCGCGTCCGGTATACCGGAGGCTTCGTCGAAGATCAGCATCATGCCGTCGTGGTTGTGGACACCAGCGTAGCTGTCCGGATTCTCTTCCGACCAGAGCTTGCCTTCGGCTGCCCAGTAGCGCGTACCTTTCTTCAAGTCGCGCTCGACCAACTCAGTCAGCCACTTGGCTGGCGTCAGCTTGGTAGCACTAATCTCCCACCAGTGGTTGTTGATCACCATCGCCTGCCACTTGGTCAGCTCACCCCACGTCACCGAGCGGAGCTGCGCTTCACTGTTAGCTGACACGATCACGCTCGACCCGATGCGGGTCGTCAGCATCCACAACACTAGCCAACTGACCAGCGCCGACTTACCAATACCGCGGCCAGATGCAACCGCTGTGCGCAGGGCGTCCATGTCGACCTGACCCTTGTTGGTCTTGATGTGCGTGGCGATGCGTCGCAGTATCTTGCGCTGCCAGGTGCGCGGGCCTTTGAACTTGGCCAGCGGCGTATTTTGTTGCCCCCACGGGAACGCGAACAGCACGAACGCCTCGGGGTCGTCGGCTATCTGCGGCGCCCATAGGCGCGCCATTAGTAGCTGTTCGCCCTCGGCGTCATAGATCGGCTGTTGCGCCATCAGTCAACAAGCGCGTCGATGATCCAACGCGCAACGATAGTAAAGAGTAAGGCGCCAAGCAAACTCATACGCGTGCCCTTTCGGTGATCGGCATCTCAAGTCGCTGCGGTTGCTGCTCGGTGATCAGACCGTCGATCACGCGTTCCTGCGCCTGCTGCAGCGCCTGCGTGATGCTGATCCGGTTCGTGATGTCAACGCTAATCTCTTGACGTGCTGTCCAGCCGTGGCTGTGTTGCAGGATGGCCAGCGCCGCCTTGGCGTCGCCTGCGCGGGCTGCGTTGCGCAGATGCAGGCTGGCCTCCATCTCGGAGTCAGCGCGTCCTTTCTGTTCCGCCATCGCAGCCGCCGGGTCGAGCTCGCACAGCTGCCGGTATTCGGTTGGGAGCAGGCCAGCAGCTAACGCCAGCGAGTCACCCTTCAGACCTAAAGCCGCCGCGTCATAGATCGCCTGGAGACGCGCTTCGGTCGCCTCCACTTTGCGCGGGGTGAACGGGATGGATTTGAACACTCAAACTCCTGCAATAGGCTGTTGGCGCTGCCTTGGACTTTACCGCAGCTTGCCAGCCTCAGGTATCTCTACCGCCAACATGCAGGGGATATTAGCGGATTTCTACAAAAAATAAAAAAAATTTTGTCTTTGGGGCGGGGAGCTATAAAAAATAAAAAATTTTGTCTGACACCTCCGTGGACGTGACCGCTCGGCGCCGGCCCCCCACCCCCCAGGTTAGTAAGCACTCACTTTTTTGCCTAGGTTAGTGAGCACTAACTAACATGTTAGTGAGCACTCACTTCAAGCTGCCAGGTTAGTGAGTACTAACTTACAGTTATCAGCCTGGCAAGTTAGTGAGTACTTACTAACATCTGTGGGCCATGTGGACTGTCCACAAAAAGTGAGGGCCGAGGCCTTTTTGCTGTTGCCTTTTTGTATATAAATCTGTGGATAAGTATTCTTTTGCAAATAACCCTACTA